TGAGAGAATGAAAACTTCTTGAACAGGTCACAGACCTGCCGAGTCGTTTTCAGCTGGTAAGGTTGATGTGAATCTTCCGAACCGCACGTCAGCGCTCGAACTTTCTCCACAGTACGTGAGGTGAAAGCCTCCTTTGCTGTGTTGTAGAAAGAGTCCGAAACGAAGGGTTTAAAGTCTTCGAGTAGACAACTCGCGAGTTTCCAAGCGAAATCGTCGTGTGAGAAGCCTCCCGGCTTGTCACCATTGGGACGTTGTGTCATGGTGCTTCCTAGTTTCCAGATGAAACACGAGCTAGGGTTTAACCCCTAGTTTTGTGCGGTGCCTTCTTGGTGCCCTTCTTGGAGAGAAGGGGAGGTGTTGGTTTCGGTGGCTGAAGCTGCAACAAACGAGCTAACCTTAATTGCAACAAATGCAAGAACGGCAGCAAGTATGATTGCAGCAATAGCTTTCCCAAACTGTTCCACAGCCGCCTCACGCGAGTGAGCCAGCCGTCCAGAAGTTGTCCGAATCCGGATCGAACAGGAGCTGAGCTCCCATTTTCCTCAGATCCGCGTACTCCGTGGGGGTGGACTCCGGATGGACGTCCATCTCGATGCGAACAACGTTGTTCACATACTTGCCGCTTGCCAGAGCCTTCGGCACCGTAAGCGATGCCGTATTTTTCTGGCGGGAGTACGTCCCATCCGACTGCAAAGCAGCCGGAGTGTACCGGAACGTCGCGTGCTCACGCACACGAAAATCCGCGGTACCGGGAACAGACACGTGCACGCCGTTTGGAACGGTCACACCATCGTCCGCAAAGACTTTGGCGGTGCCACCGGTATTGGCAAGAGTGCCACCGATGTTGATGGACATGTTTTTCAGGCCCATATCTTCCTTTTCAGGTTCTCGTCTTTAGACCTAGTAGCCTTGACGTTATCAGCGCAAGGTGATCGATCTGTTGGACGAGTGAGAGGTCACGGTAATTAACCGTGGGGACGGGTGGTATAGTCGGGTTAGCAACTCGGCTTATAAACTGAATCTCTTCAGTATAATCACCCCCAGATTGTCTGTATGTGGTTGCAGGGGACGTTGCCACGTCGATTTTCGCCTCAGCTATCTGATGATAGTTGAGTTGATAATCTAGTGTCGTTGTCCAGCTTCCTAGTACAGTCACCCCGGGCTTCGGCATGATGGCATTAAGCCACGGACCGATATCGAGAAACCTATCGACTACGAACGAATAGGGCACTAGTTCCCAAAGAGAAGCTGGCACGTCAGCAAGGCGTAAGCCCATTCGACGTGCTGTAGCCGACTCCAGTGAATCGTCATGAAGTTCGTAAAGAACCCCACTAGACACCTTGGCTCGATGTGAATAGTTGGCAATCATGGTTTTGGACGTGAGTCCTGGCCATGCCCTGGTATCGACAGAGTTTGGGAGATCCCAAACAATATCCCTGTCGCTTGCCCTGGCTACAACCCTCAAAGGTTTTTCGTTCCAGACGAGATTGTTGATGTACGCTTCTTTGATCCCCTGCAACTCGTACAGGATGGGTTTCCACCCAAACCTGGACTCGTTCCAGGCCGACGCGAAGGCGGCCACCAACGTCAAGCCTTTTCCGACTAACTTGAGTTTACGATCAGCTATACGACTGATAAGGTCGCGAGCTTGACCGAAAGGTCGCGCAATCGTCTTTGCAGTTTTCGCAGCTTCCGCTACGGTAACCAGACCCATAAAATCCTCCTGAGCCACTCGAGAGTGAGCCATGAGGAGTGTACGGGCCTGTGCATCGTCGATTCGCTGTTGAAACCACGCTGGTCTGACAGGAGGGATACTCCAATGACAAGCCAACGTCCCACTCTTCTTTCTCGTTCCCCACCCAGGGTGATTGCCCCAGGTGAAGTCCGAGTACGTCGTAGACCGTTTGGTCTTCGATATGATGAGCGGGTTCATGAACACCTCTCCAGCCGCAGCTCTTTTTCGATAGTTCGGAATGAGCACGTCAGTAGTGGTTTGAGCTGTACCGTTTGATTTGGATTCGTAAAAGACAGTTACGG